AGAAGCCGAACACCATGCCGCCCAAGTGAGCCAGATGAGCCACTCCGTCGCCCGTCGTAGAGAAAGCCATGAACAGCTCTATCGCAGCATAGCCCACAACGAACCACTTTGCCTTGATAGGCACAGGCAGCGGGAAGATGAAGATGCGCTCCTCGGGATAGAGCATGCCGAAGGCGAGAAGTATGCCGTAGACGGCGCCCGAAGCGCCAACCGTTGTCCACATGTTGAGGAACGAGGCGTTAGCGTTAGCCACGAGCATCGTCTTGCCTATCGAGAAGTTGTTAAGCTGCTCGCTCGCCAGCAGGTAGAACTGCGCGTACTGTGCCAGCTCCTGGAACAGACCCGCACCCACACCGCACACGATATAGTAGAAAAGGAACTTCTTCGGTCCCCATGTGCGCTCAACGATACAGCCGAACATCCACAGCGCAAACATGTTGAAGAAGATGTGGCTGAAGCCTCCGTGCGCAAACATGTACGTGAAGAGCTGGTAGATGTGGAAGTCGGGTGCGAAGAAGAAGTGCAGACCCAGAACATTGTTCAGGTCTACGCCAAAACTTCTGAACAAATACGTGGCGACGAACACCGCAACGTTTATTATCAGAAGGTTTTTCGTTATAGTCGGAATATTATTCATATCACATTAATATATTTGTAAAACACAGAAATTACGGCGGCAAAATTACGAAAAATCCACGTAAATAGGCATAAAACAGGCTCTCGGCGCCTTTTTTTTCAATTAATTATGCACTTTTTTCTGTTTTTTGTTTGATTTATGGAAGGAATAACCTAAATTTGTCATTGGAATTGTGTAAGTTACGCAATTTTTATTGGTTAACAACAAAAGAAACTAACATTTATAAACAAATAAAATATAGAAAATTATGAACAAGACAGAATTGGTAGAGAAGATAGCAGTAGGTGCTGAGCTCAGCAAGGCAGACGCAAAGAAGGCTCTCGAGGCTGCAGTAGAGGCTATCAAGACAGCTCTCGTAGAGGGCGATAAGGTACAGCTCATCGGCTTCGGCACATTCAGCGTTAACGAGCGTCCGGCACGCGAGGGCATGAACCTCCGCACAGGCGAGAAGATTCAGATCGCAGCTAAGAAGGTAGCTAAGTTCAAGGCAGGCGCAGAGCTCACAGCAGCTCTCAACTAAGCCGAGACAAAACTATCAGCAACAATACACAAAGACAACAGACACTACATCTGTTGTCTTTTTTTGTTTGCGGATTGTTGGTTTTGCCCCAAATATTGTTATTATCTGTAAGATTAACACATGTATGGTTAATTAAACATAATAATAACCCCTCGTCTTTTGCGACTCTGATTTTAGTGATTAACTTTGTAATGCTTATTTAATATAAGTACACGCATTGAGCGTGTATGTATGAACACTAATAGAATAAAACAATTAATATTTTTTCATAAAGTTATGCAGAAAAAGAATCTTCTTTTGTTATCAGCAGCTTCAGTGCTGTTCATGACATCTTGTTCGAAACTTGGACCGCTCTCAGCGGACAACTTCACAGTAATCCCTAACCCACTCGAGACAACAGCAGGCGAAGTGCCGGCTACTGTTAACGGTACTTTCCCAGAGAAGTACATGAAGAAGAAGGCTGTCGTTACTGTTACTCCGGAGCTCCACTACGGCAATGGTCAGGTAGCTAAGGGCCAGAGCGCTACATTCCAGGGCGAGAAGGTGATGGGCAACGACCAGACTATCTCTTACAAGGTAGGCGGACGCTACACAATGAAGACCAACTTCAAGTACGTTCCGGAGATGCAGAAGAGCGAGATGTACCTCGCATTCGACGCACGCATCGGCAAGAAGCAGTTCAACGTACCTTCAGTAAAGGTGGCTGACGGCGTTATCGCTACATCTGAACTCTACAAGAATACCGTTACATCTGAGACCGGATGCATCGCTCCCGACGCTTTCCAGCGCGTAAACGCTCAGAAGCAGGAGGCCAACATCAAGTTCCTCATCAATCAGGCTAACATCCGCAAGAGCGAGCTCAAGAACAACTCTATTAAGGAGTTCGTAGAGATGCTCAAGAAGATCAACGCCGACAAGGAAGGCTACAATGTAGAGAACGTCGAGATTCAGGCTTACGCTTCACCTGACGGCGGCGTTAAGTTCAACGACAAGCTCGCTGGCAACCGCCAGAACGAGTCGGAGAAGTACGTTAAGAACACATTGAAGCAGACCAAGGTGAACGCTAACATCGACGCTCACTATACAGCTCAGGACTGGGACGGCTTCCAGAAGCTCGTTGCAGCTTCTAATCTGCAGGACAAGGAGGTTATCCTCCGCGTACTCTCTATGTACACCGACCCGCAGGAGCGCGAACAGCAGATCCGCAACATGTCGGCTGGCTTCCAGGAACTCGCTAACGGCATCCTCCCTGAGCTCCGCCGCTCACGCCTCATCATCAACTATGAGACAATCGGACGCAGCGACGACCAGATCAAGGAGCAGTACAGCGCAGACGCTTCAAAGCTGAGCGTTGACGAGCTTCTCTACTCTGCTACTCTCGAGGATTCGCAGGCTAAGCAGGAGGCTATCTACAAGAAGACTACAGAGGTTTACCCGAACGACTACCGCGCTTACAACAACCTCGCTGCACTCGCTCTCGCTAAGGGCGACAAGGAGGCTGCTAAGCAGTACGCTCTCAAGGCTACATCACTTGGCGCTGCAGCTCCTGAGGCTCAGGCTAACCTCGGTATGCTCGCACTCGCAGAGGGCGACGTTCAGGGCGCAGAGCGTCTCATCGCTAAGGCTTCTGGCTCAGAGAACGTACAGTCGGCTCTCGGCGCACTCAACATCGCTAAGGGCAACTACGCTCAGGCTGAGAAGGACTTCGGCAAGCAGAACACCAACACTGCTGCTCTTGCTCAGATCTTGAACAAGAACTACGACGCTGCTTCGAAGACTCTCGACAAGGTAGAGAACCCGAACGCTATGACCGACTACCTCCACGCTATCGTGGCTGCTCGTTGACGAGGCTAAATTCATCGACTATCAGAAACTCAAAGACGAAACGCTCCCTGCCAATGGTGGCATCAAGTCGCATTTTGGACGGCACTCGTTCAATCATTCAATAATGATTTTGAGCGATATGCCGCAGACGCAAAAAGGTTCGTGGTTCTTGCACTACCGTGACAAAATGGACCCAGAACTTATTGCTACTATTGAGGGAACGGTATATGAAATTTGGCGCACAAAGGAGCGGATTCGCTCGCTTTCGTCCAAGGGGCAGCCGGTGCCCGACTACCTTAAAGGTTATCTGCGACGGCTCGACCGCAATCTTAATCAGATGCGGTCTGTCGCTGTGTACTACAAAGAGTACAGCAGCATCGAGAACCTTCAACTTCTCGGTGAAAACTACATAAAGCAGATGAAGCGTGACTTAACGCCATTGACCTTCCAAACCTCTATCCTTTGTCAGAGGATCGGAATTGCAAAGGACGGTTTCTATTCCTCAATGCGCGAGGGCCACAAGTACGACGCCAACGATAATCAGTACCTCGATACTCTCGGTTACGATTACGACTTCTCGACGCTCGACGCCCGCGCCGACAATGACGTTGACCCCGACGCGCCCATCTGCATAGGCATGGACTATAACGCCAACATCAACTGGATTGTCGCCGGTCAGCCTCGCGCCCGCCGCCTCTATGTCATCAAGAGCTTCTACGTCAAGTTCGACCGCAAGATACCGGCACTCGTCGAGGACTTCTGCCGCTATTACGCCGCCCACCGCAACAAGACCGTGGTCTATTATTACGATGCAACGGCCCTCGGCTCGAACTACGCCGTCAACGACCAGGACTTCCATTATAATGTAGTTAAGGAGTTCGAGCGGCACGGCTGGCGCATCGAGTCCGTGTACCTCGGAAACCCGATGCGCCACGACGAGAAGTATCTTCTCATCAACAACGCCTTTGCCGGAAAGCAAAGGCTCATGCCTTTCTTCAACCGCTCGAACAATGAAGACCTTATCCTTGCCATTCAGTCAGCCGGTGTCTCCAATGGTCGCAACGGCTTCCGCAAGGATAAGTCAGGCGAAAAGCTCGCCGAGTCCGAGGAAGACCTGCTCGAACACCGCACCGACGGCACCGACGCCTTCGATACCCTCTACATCGGCTGCGAGAAATTCCCGTTCCACGATTCCTTCTCGCTTGCCACGAGCGGCGTTCTCTGAAATTTTTCGTAACTTTGCGTATGTTTGTCTAATCAAACATCATGTTTTATGTACGAATGGGACTACGAACAAGAACAAAAAGACAAATATGCAGAGCATATAAGAAGTTTTGCTCGCACTATTCTCGCTTCTAATGATTTGTCAAAAGCAGCGCCGGAAGTAAATTCAATGCTCGCTTTCATTCGTGGATGTGGATATGCCGAAGAAACAATCCAAACTTTACTTATGTCCTTAAACCAAATAAAGGATAAATCTAATACGGAGGAGTTTGTCGCGTGTATTAACAAATTCGCTGATGGCATTAAAATTATGCCATTACCATCTAAGAAAGTGGCATCAAATTCAATAAGTATAAATAACAGTAATTCTCAATCTGTAAATGTATATATTGAAGCCATCAAGAAAGGTTTTTCTGAGGAACTGACTTCTGAGCAAATTGAAGCCTTGAAATCATTAATTGAATCCAAGAAAAGTAAGGGCGATATAAAAAAGTGGTTGTGTGACCTCGGGAGCAATACCTTGAGCGGTGTATTATCCACTATAATAACTGGGCTTCCCAACCCTCCTTTTGGCTTATAGGGCGATGCGCCGCGATGATGTTGCCCTCCGTAAGTGAGGACTTCGGGCGGTGCCTCCCGGCCATCCGAGAACATTCTTCGCGTCGCCGGGCTATCGTATATCGAGCCTTTATGTCTCGACCGTCCGGGTTCGCTCGGCCAAGCCTCGCGTCTGCTTCGCGGTCTATCCCTATCGCTCGGCGTATACACGCCTCAAATTTCGCACACTTACAGCGTTTTTCGCACATTATATTATTGCCGTCTCAATTATTATACCTAACTTTGAATATTCAAATCAAAGTCCAATGGATAAAGAAACAATCTCTCAATACGCTTCCGAGTTGTCGGAACTTGTTCAATCGTTCATTAACGATTACGAACATCCCGAAGACGGCATCCTTATTATTAAACTCGACAACATCGACGAGAAAAAGGTCGTGTATATCGAGGACACTCTTAAACCGCCCTACGATGAAGAAGATTGGGCCGAGTATCCTCTGTTAGACCTGATGCAAGACGCTGACGCGCCTAACGAAAAATGGGAAATTAACCCCGATGGCGTCTTAGAAGTCGCTACCGACATTCTCGACATTTAAGGTCATTTAATATACCTGTGTCCGATTTTTGCTCATGCAGGTAATTATCTTTGCCGCTGAGTGCAAGAGTCTCGAAAATTATTCGTAACTTTGCACTTAAAGCGTACTTCATCTGTAAATGACCTTCATCGCCCTTAGGCGCTTCGCCCGGCGATGAATCAATACCACAAAGACATACGGCGAGAGCCGAATTAACTTTGGAGACTTCCACATAGACGCACAGGCTTTGGTCGGCCTTCAGATGCTATAAGGGAGTTTCCTTTTTGTATATGAAAGAAAACTTATCGCCCATTCTAAATAATCCGTATGAGGAGCCTGCTCTTCATTACGATGCTGACCCTAACGGTAATCTTGACTACACCAAGATTCTTGAAGGGCGCAGACCATATTCTGCTCATATCGGTGTTGCACCAAATCGCCCCGACCGAGCATTATTTGGCTTTGAAGATTTAGAGAGCGATGACCCAAATGCACCTTTTATAAATCTTATTCGTGAGGAAGTCAAGAAATGGCGTGTTGCCGGTTATCCACGAGCCACCCGTGTGACTCGCGAACTTCTGAATTTTTGGTTCAATAATCCTGAACGCCAAAATTTCCAAAAACTATTTTTCTGTCAGCGCGAAGCTCTCGAGACTGCGGTATATCTGAATGAAATTGCAGACCTCGACCCGAATATAGGTCGCGACATCTTGCGTCAGCTTAATGCCCGGCTTGATACGATTTCCGAACATTACGAAGATATTCTGCCTCGTACCGCTTTTAAGATGGCAACAGGTACAGGCAAAACAGTTGTGATGGCTATGCTTATCCTATACAATTATCTTAACAAAAAGATAAATGTACAGGACACTCGTTTTGCCGACCATTTCCTTATTGTAGCCCCCGGCATTACTATTCGAGACCGTCTCGGGGTGCTATATTTAGATGACAGCCACAATCAGGACTTTAATAAGTCTGACTATTATCATAAACGTGGGCTTATTCCTCGTAATTATGAGTCTTTGCTTGGTGGCCTCAACAGCGCTATAACCATAACGAATTATCATCAATTCGAGCCAAAAGTTTATTCCGGCAAAAAGTCAAGTCCGTTGGACGGCAAACTGGTTTATCGTTCGGGAGAGGGAATGGTAAAGGTCAATGACAAAGAAAGTTTCGCTTCGGTTATTTCCCGCGTGTTAGGACGTATCCCAAAAAGTAAGCGCCTTTTGGTTATAAACGACGAAGCTCACCATTGTTATCTCCCCCGACCTAAAGGCAAAATCTCGTCAGAAGATAAGGAGGAGAACGAAACCGCTATGGTTTGGTACGAGGGTCTGCGCCAAATCAAGACTTTGGGTTATAAACTGCAACATGTTTACGACCTTTCGGCCACACCATACTATCTTAAAGGCTCAGGCTATCCTGAATATTCGCTTTTCCCCTGGGTCGTAAGCGACTTCGGCCTTGTCGATGCAATCGAAAGCGGTCTTGTCAAGATTCCGTTTCTCCCGGCTAAAGACGAATCGCACAATCTTGATGAGCCTGTGCTTCGCAATATTTACGAGCACATTTCAAAAGACCTCCCCAAAAGGGGGCAGAAAAAAGCCCGTAAAGAGGCCAAAGAGAATGGAGAAACAAACAAGGCGGAAACCCCGCCCAATCTTCCGGACCTTCTCGGTATAGCGCTTGACCAGTTTGTAAAGGATTATGAAGCATACGACCGTGGTACTCGTTTGGAAGGCGAAGAAGCCGTAGGACTCTTTACAACGCCCCCGGTTTTCATTGTTGTATGCAACAATACTACCGTAAGTAAGGAGGTCTATAAATATATTGCCGGATATGAAACCGTTGATTCGGAGGGCAATACTATTTATGTGTCGGGCCATTTCGATATTTTTTCCAACTATAAGGACGGTATTCCATTGAGGAAACAGCCTACGTTGCTTATCGACAGTGCCGCCATTGATAATGCCGGTGGTGTAATAAGTGACGAGTTTAAGGCTGTTTTCAACGATGAAATCGAGAATTTCAAACGCGAATATTCACAGCTTCACGGAGCCGGAAGTGCCGACAATCTGACCGACGGTGATATACTCCGCGAAGTTGTCAACAGCGTAGGCAAAACCGGAACGCTTGGCTCTCATATCCGCTGCGTTGTCTCAGTTTCGATGCTGACTGAGGGCTGGGACGCAAACACCGTTACCCACGTGATGGGCGTTCGTGCTTTCGGCTCGCAACTACTCTGCGAACAGGTTGCCGGTCGCGCACTTCGTCGACGCAGTTATGACCTGCGTCCATATAATAAGGAGGGAGAGGAAATTGACTCGAAGGATGTTCGTCGCTACAAAGCTGAAAACATTGTTTGGAAATTTCCTCCTGAATATGCCCATATCATTGGCGTACCGTTCAAGACTTTCAAGGGAGGCGGCACAGGAACACCGCCGCCTTCCAAACCTCGCGTTCACATTACATCGCTGTCCGAACGCGCCGAAATGGAGATTAAATTCCCCAATATAATCGGCTACCGCTGCGAAACCAAAGAAGGCGATATTCCGTTCAGCTATGCCGGTTTGTCAAAATTCAAAATGAATTTTGCCGAGATCCCGGAGTCTACCACTCTTGAATCTGCGGTAACAGATACCGAGCATGGCAGACAGGTCGTTCTTAAAAACCACCCCGAAGAAATTCGTGATGCACAGGTTATCTATGAACTGACGCGAGCCTTAATCAACGAAAAATTCAAGGATAACGAAGGGTGCCGTCAGTTTCAGAAATTTGCCCGGCTGAAGAAAATCGTTGAATACTGGTTTTACAATCAGGTTGAAGTAATCGGGACGGTATTACCGAATAAACGCCGTCTGGTTGTATTCTTCGACCGCAAGAAAGTGGTTGCCTCAATATATGAAGGTATCAAACAGGCGCTTCAAGGTGAGGCACATATCACGGCGATACTCAACTACTACAATCCCGAAGGCTCCACACGCTATGTTCACGGCTCTACCTCTCGCCCGGTTTACGCGACCACTAAAAGCCATGTCAACTATGTTGTCGCCGACACTGATTCCTGGGAGCAGATTGCCGCTAAAACCTTTGAGGAATTGGAGCAGGTGAAATTTTATGTAAAAAATCACTTCCTCGATTTCAAAATACCGTACATTCATTCCGACGAGGAGCACGACTTCGTGCCCGATTTCATTTGCCGTGTAACCACGCCCAAAGGCGAAGAAGTCAATCTGATTGTGGAGATTTCGGGCTGGAGCAACGACGACACCGGTCACAAGGCCGAAAAGCGCCGTTACACCACCGACCTATGGCTTCCTGCTGCAAATGCCCTCGCAACATACGGTCGCTGGGAGTTCATCGAAATATCCGACATCGACAACATCAAACCTCTGTTAATCGAAAAAATCAATTCATTATGATAGACCCCAATAAAAAACCGGTCGACGCTATTCAGCATTCCGAAGATACCCGCAAGGTTATCCCAACTTCCGAGTGTCAGGGTGAGGAGGCTATGAATATTGCCGGAGCGCCTACCGAAAGCATTTACTCCACGCTGCATGAGGGGTTTGACCGCAGTCGCGACCCCGAACTTTATTGGCTCGGCAAATACAAAGATCAGGCCGATGCCGACTCTGCCGAGATGACTCTCGACATACGTTCGCTATACGTTCACGAAGACATAGCTCCCGAAATGCTTATCAATCGCCTTTATCAGGTGCGTCAGGAACAGAAAAATCCCGAACAGGGTATGCTGTTCTCCCCTGAGGATATGCGCACCGAGGTAGAGGATCAGTTGGAACGTGTTGCCGATTACTACACTCACTCCATGGGATGGAAAAACCGCCTAATTCAGGGCGACTCCCTGCTGGTGATGAACTCCCTGCTCAACCGCGAGGGTATGGCGGGCAAGGTGCAAACAATCTACATTGACCCACCTTACGGCATCAAATACGGCTCCAACTGGCAGATGAAACTCAACTCTCGTGATGTCAAGGACAACGACGAGAGTGTCAGCGGTGAACCCGAAATGATAAAGGCTTTCCGCGACACTTGGGAACTGGGCATCCACAGCTACCTGTCATATCTTCGCGACCGACTCGTCCTTGCCAAAGAACTACTCACGCAGTCCGGCTCGGTTTTCGTCCAGATTTCCGACGATAACGTCCACCTTGTCCGCAATCTTCTCGATGAAGTTTTCGGTAGCGAAAACTTTGTAAGCCAGATTGTATATCAAAAAACCTCAGGAGCAGGAGCCCCTGCCGCACTTTCCTCAATATCATCCGTACAGGACTATATCTTATGGTATGCAAAGGATAAAACGCAGTATAAATTCCGTAAACTATCAGTACCTAAAATTTTCGGAGAGACTGGTTCTGATGCGTATAAAATGATTGAGTTAGATACTGGAGAACGCATATCAATAAAGGAATATGAAAAAAGGACTGGGGAAGTATTTAAATATGAAAAACGCCCAAAAGGTTCTAAAGTTTTTCGGTTAGGCGATTTAACGTCACAAACCGGTGCTGATTCTATTCGTTATCCAATAGTTTTTAATGGGAAATCGTACTTGCCAAGTACGACCCGAGGGTGGCGAACTCATAAAGATGGTATGGATAAGGTAATAGCAGCTAATAGAATTATGGCAAGCGCCAATACCTTGTCGTATGTCCTATATTTTGAAGATTATCCATATATGGATTTGAATTCATTATGGACTGATACATCAAGTTCCGTTGGAACTGATAAACTTTATGTGGTTCAATCAGCCATTAAGCCTATCCAACGCTGTATCCTCATGACCACTGACCCGGGTGATTTGGTGCTCGACCCGACTTGTGGTAGCGGTACTACGGCTTTTGTTGCCGAACAATGGGGCCGTCGTTGGATTACGATTGATACAAGCCGTATTGCTCTCAACATTGCGAAAACTCGTCTAACGACTGCGTTGTTCCCTTATTATGAGCTTTTCGACGAAGTAAACAAAAATATCCGTCAGGGCTTCAAGTACAAGACCGTTCCGCATATCACGCTGAAATCTCTCGCCAACGACTTGGAGCCTGAAGTTGAGACGCTTTACGACCAACCCATCGAGGACAAGAAACGTATCCGCGTTAGCGGGCCGTTCACCGTCGAGACACTACAAAGCTACAACGTAATGTCGCCTGAGAGCATTGATGACCGACCCGATGAGGCGGAGGAAAACCGCTTGTTCCAGGAGCGCATCTTCGCCCATCTCCAAACAGCAGGTATACGCAACGGCGACAAGAGCCAGCGAGCTACTTTCCATTCGGTCGAGGCTGTCAGCCACCAGTATCTTCATGCCAAAGGATGGTACACCGACGGCGAGGGTGAGGAACGCCTTGTCTACTTCCACATCGGCCCGAAATTCGGTACCGTCAGCAAACTTTCGGTAACGGAGTCAGTAAAAGCATTCCGCAGCAAAGCGAAAAACGAGGGTGCATCGTGGCTCGTAATACTCGGCTTCTCGTTTGAGGACTCGATAAACGATGCCGACTATAACCTCGGAACATACACCGTCAGCAAGGTTCGTATGCACGACGACCTCATGCAGGACGGACTACTGAAAAAGGACAAGGGCGCCGGTTCATTCATCACAATTGGCGAGCCTGACATTCAGATAGTCAACGACTCCGAAATTGCTTGTCACGTAGAAATCCGCGGCCTCGACATATACGATCCTATCAAGGACGATGTAAAGGCTCGCTCCACTGCCGACATCGCCTATTGGGAAATCGACGACAACTATAACGAGGAACAGTTCATAGTCCGCGAAGTCCATTTTTGCGGCGGCAACAAGAAAGAATTTGAGGCATGGCGCAAAGGCCTTAACGGCATAGCCTCAGCTAAGACCAAGAAGAAAGCCGAAACGACTCTCAAACTCGAACTCAACGACGAGGTGTGGGAAACGCTCTACGACTTCCGCAGCAGCGCCATCGAGCGCAAGCCCGGTCGCAAGGTATGCGTCCGCGTAGTGAGCCAATTCGGCGAAGAATCCTCCAAAGTCCTCACCATTAAATAACAACAGAATAAAAACTTAATCAGATATGGTTAAATCAATGCTTGACCTCGATGTGTTCCGCGATGGTAAAACTATTACCGTCCAGGTTACCATGGACGCCTTTCACCGTTACCTTGTCGGAAATGAAGATACAATCCTGAACATTGACCTTGACAAAGGCAATGTTGACGCTCTTTGCTTTCTCGATAAAGACGGTTTCTATCAGCCTCACGAAACAGACAATCTTATTGTCGAGTGCAACGGAGGCAAAATATCGTTTGACGTTCTCGACATAGAGTATAATATGTTTGAACCAAATCCGGCCATTGACGAAATTGCCGAGAATGACCCAAACGATGACCGTATAAAGCCTCACGCCCTTATCAAGTTCACCTTGAAGCGTTCACAGACTCCGCAAGTGGAGTATAAGTACAACGACTTCAATCCGGCAACAAAAGCGATACTGGATTCACTTCATCAAAGAGAACTCCGCTATCATAATGCTTGGCGTAGCGAGGACTTCTCAGAGGAATATGTTTCCTCCGTTCCCGGCGATGCGCTGTGGGAACCCGGCATACCTTCCTCCTTCAAATATACCGTCGCCGATAACGGCAAGGAGATATCGGTTGTCGTTTCTTCGTTTACTCCTCCTTTCGATAAAGCCGACAAGCAAAAAATTCTTGCTTGCATTGAAAGGGTAAACAAGCACGAAAAATCCGTCCAAATCCGCCTCAGTGAAGATATGGTGCTTTATGCCAAAGCCTCCATTAATTTCCCGTCGGCGGTTGAAGTCTCCGCCGGAGCTACTGAAATGCTTCTTTGGTCTACGCACTTCGCACTCGGAAAAGTCTACGACTTCATTCACTACGGCCTTGAAATCGGAGCATTATAAATTGGCTCCGTTCTATCTATAACATACAAGTCCACTTCGGCACCGCTTTTCGCGGATCCGTCGTGGACTTGCCATTTATGGTACCATCTACAAGGGTGGTTTCATCGTGCCCGTTCAAACCGCCTTTATTATACCACATTAGGGTATGTATTCACCAGATTTTGGGGTTTTCGGGCGATTTCAATAGCATGAACGTGCTATTTTGAGTGATTTTGTGATACAATTTAATACCGCCTCGAAATCTTTGCGTAGCTTTGCATAACTTTGTATAGGAAATATCGCCGAAACAACTCAAAATCGACCTGTTATGAAAGCTATCGCAATACCTCAACCCTGGGCGCAACTGGTAGTCTCCGGCTGCAAACGTTTTCTGCTTGCTAAGTCTTTCCCCTTCGTGGAGGGCGAAACTGTTCTCGTTTACGCTTCCGACCTCGACCCAAAGGCCGATGAAAACGCTTGCTTTCTTGCCCCTTATGACCGTATGCTGCTTGAAAACGCAAGGGTGTTCGGTTATCTCACTGAAGATGAGCTAGCGACCAACGCTTTCATCGGCTGTGTGCAGGTAATGCACTATAACGTTGGCGAGGATGTTTCAGGGTTTACCTGCTATCTGCCTAAGCACTTGTATATAGGCGATAAAAAAGGCCCGGTCGAGATACAGTTTGAGAATCCACAAGCGTTTGAAGAACCGATACCATTTGAAACCGACCATACCGAATTGTTCTTTGATGCACCGCTCGCGGCTGCCAACCTTCCGAATCCGTTCACGTTTCGTCAGTTCTGCTGCTTCACCTCAAAAATCTTCGCCCCTTGCTCGTATCAGTTCCTTTATGATATTGGCGACTTGAAGGAGTACGTCTACACTCTAAACCTGCTCCCTGAGTTACAGCGCGAGATTAACCGCATGACTACGGCTTTACCGCTCATACCTAATAGCGTCCTTGCTCCTTTGATTGAACTGGAGAACCGGCACAAGGTACACTTCGCTACCATGCCTCACGATATTACGTTCATCGCCGGGGAACATCGTGTTTCGTTCTTCGTAAAGAGTCTTACGTTTGAGCCGTCATCCTTAGACTCTAAAACTAAGGTTGCTGTATTTCATCTATCCAAAATAGCGAACGAAGATTAAAAGTGGAAATCCGGCAAGCCGTCGGGCTATCGTGTCATCGTCTGAAAGACGCTTTGCTTTAGCAAAGAACTGCCACGGAGCCTGATGTCTCCGCCGTTCGGCTTCTATCCCTATTTCAGAGTACTGCGGGCTTCGGCTCCAACTGTTCGTTGGATTCGAGGCTCGCTTTTTTATGTGGTATTGTTCCGGCTATGGCGACTTGTTCACAGGAATAGGTCGTTACCGTGCTTTACGCCCTTTGAGGAGGATTTTACAAGATGAAATTCTGAACCATTCGCTCCATCGACTCGCTCCGGGGCGAGTTGCCTCATTCAATAATTGATTTCAGAGGTATTCGGCGATTGCGTTGCAATTCATTTTCTGCGCTTCCTCGTACGGGCTTCATTGTTTATGTTCCGCTTTGGCCGTCGGTGATTACACAGAGTTGATGCGTATTCGCGCCGGCGGTCGGCGTTCACCGCCAAATATGCCCTTCGGGTTACGCGCGACACGATTTTGAACAAGCACGTTTCGCGAGGAACTTTACTTGTAAACACGCACGAGGCACATTGAATTTACATCGCAAAGGTAGGGCTGACCGCGCATCTGCGCCTGTGGGCTTGACCCTCCGGGCTTGCAATCAACATTTCATAAATTCTTCACCCTTCAGGACCCAAGAATTTACCGCGTGGGCTTGAAATAACGTTTGCAACTCCGCTTCCTCAGCTCTCCCAATTATTGCAACGTAAATCAAACGCGCCCCGGCGCACAGTAAAAACCCTCTTAAACTTCAAAATCATGACCCACGTAATGAACATATTCGACAGCTCTCTCAACTCCAATCGCAAGCTCAAATACTTTTCGGTAGAAGTAATCACTTTCGACGGCGAAAGCTACACTGAAGAAGTGGAAGCCCGCGACGCCGAGGAAGCACAGGAAATCGCAGCATCCCTGCACGAAGACGTCGATTACACAATGGTTCAGGGCTGCTTCGTAGGTTGGTAAAATCCACCTTCTTCAAAGGGCAGGCTGTCCGCCGGGGCAGCCTTTCGCTCTGTTCATCTGTTGCCATTGCCTTCTCTCATTTGTTCATCGGCTCTCCGGCGCCGCCTCTAAGCCGACACCGGGGCGGCAAGTTGACTTCAGGCAGGTCGGCCTCCAGTCGGTCCTCTCGCGAGGCATCCGAGAACTTGCCGAGTATTCGGGTCGAGGGTCAGACCCTACGCAATCGTTGTGCTTCGGGCAGGTGCCTGTCGGCCATCCGAGCTGACCGCTTCTTTTCATTGTCGATAGTTGCCAACATTGTTTCGGGAGGGTGAACGCTCCGCTTGTGGTCGAAGATACACAGCGATTTTCTCAGCCATATTTCACGCGAGGTGTCACGGTCGAGCCAGTCAGCGGTTCTTGCTTTCGGGCTTCTACATCTGTCGGCACAGCCATTTATCGTTGTGATGCACATCGGTTGTTGCACAGTAGTTCATCGGGTCGGACTTTCGGGCGCAACGGACACCGCCGTTGCTTCCCCGAACAAGGGCGCTCTCCGAGGTTCAGGGTCGTTCCGTAGCGGGCGCAGGTAATATGTAACGGTGCTCTTGGCTGCGTCCGCATCTCGACCGTCTTTGCCCCGTCCTTGTAGCTGTACCGCTGAACTTGCTGCCGTGACGAGTGCGGAGTGACTTGTCGGGTCTCTCCGGCGGGGCGTTTTGGCTATGTTCCTCGCGGTTAGTTTTCTGTTTGCCTTTTCCGTATTTGGGGATGTGACCCACGGCTTATTTTTCCTGTACAAAGTTAGGTCGCCAACTCAACGCTCACTAAAACCGCTATGCTATTTCTGCGACAATTTTACGAAAAATGGTACAAGCCTCATTTTTAGCCGCTACGCTTAAAATTCTCTGTAAATTTTTGTTCGGTCTCAAACAGCTTCCCACTTGATTGTACCGTAAAAATTAAGAGCCTCGGCTCACTTCTCTAACCCCAAACACTTCAAAATCATGGCAAAGAAAACTAAAAAATCCGCAGAAAACATCGCAGCTCAAACCGCAGCTCCCGCCGTCGAAACTACTCCGACCGTCACTCCCAAGCTCATCGTGGCTCAGCGCAAGTTCAACCGCTGGTACGTCTACTTCAAGGGCGTTGCCCCCAAGGACAACGTCGGCTGCGGATGCAAAACCGCCAAGAGCGCTATCCGCTACATGCACCTGCTCAAAGCCCGCTACGGAGCGACTATCTCCCAAACCATCTACGAACGCCTCCAGTTCGAGGCCGCAAGGGAGGCGTAAGCCTCTCTTGCTTTCCCTGAAAGTCAGACCCTTAAAATTCACAGCTATGCAACGCGAATATACCTGCATCACAACTACCGGCAAATGGAACTTCTATGCCGACAACGACTTCGAGGCCATACGGCTCGGTCTTTTCTACTGTTGGCGCGACGGCGATACCTTTGTCCGCGTGGAATACCGGCACGGCGCCGAAAACTACACACTGCGCATCTCCCACATCGACCACAATACTCACGAAACATTCACCCTATAATACCCAAAGCAATGCAAATCGACTACAACAAGTTCACAGAATCAGAACTGCGAGTAATCCTCGAAGCCGCACGGACAATCAACTTCGCTTTCGGGCAGCAGTTCCCGAGCATGAAGGAGCAGATGGCTCTCCTGATTGAAGACTTCCAGTTCCGAGCAATCAATCAGATTGTCGTTCAGTCGCATAACGCACTCCGTAAAATAGCTATCGCGCGAGGTGAGAATCCCGACGAATAGCTGTCGGCTTTTCACCGTTCTTCGGCGGCTCCCTTCGGGGAGTCGCCTAAATTTTCCCCATAGCGGCATTTTGCCCTGCGGTTACAATGACCTCCGGGCGGTTCGCTCTCGCGACATCCGAGAAAATGCCGAGTGACACATGGCCGTAGCAGGGCAAGCCCTTTAGCCGTGAGGGCTGCCGGGCAGGTTCGCTCCCGCGACATCCGAGTTGCCATGAATATGTCTTTTATCCTCCGCTGTCAGCCCGGTATCTTTGCCGTATGATTAAGTTTACAGTTTATATTCCGAGCCTGTTCCTGTCGAGCGACTTGCCCGACATCACCATTGCCACAGACCACGAGGCCGTGAATTTCCGCATATCAATCTACGGAAATACACTGCTCGAAGGCTTATATTACGCCTTCGACGGCAATATCGTCGTTTCCGACGTCATTCCGCTTCTCGAACACTATATGTCGGGCAACACCGAGATGAACTTCGTTGATGTTCACCTCGAAGCATCTTCCGGCGATGAAACTGCCGAACTCGACTTCCCGGTGTTGTACTGCGACAAGCTCACCCGATTATACGACCCGAGCGACTGGCTAAGAGAAAACTTTCTGACCCTGTCGCACACACGCCGTCTTTCACCCGACGGGTACATCAACGTGTCGTGGTACGCCGCTAATCGGGAGGGCGTTATGTTCCGCGTCTACGCCACCTTCATCAACGACAAGGGGCTACGCGACACATACCAGTACGCTCACTCAGGCAACGACCAGATCGCTCACAGCAACGGGGTGCTGACCGAATATATCATGCTCGACGCTCTGCGCGACCTTATCATCGAGCGCAAGAAAATTGAGTCGCTGATACTCCAGTCGGTTACCGTCCGTTGCGGCAACCGCTCGGCCACGTTCTTCATCGACCCGGCTCTGGAGACCAATACGCCCATCTTCTATCTGAACTGCTTCGGCATAACCGAGCATATCGCTTTGCCTCGCACAACTACGGTCAAGGTCAAGACCGACCGCTCGCTTGCCTCCGTCGGCAAGACCTCGCAGTTCTACGACATCTCGACTTCAAAAGAGTATGAAGTCGAGAGCGGCCCCCTGACCTCCGACGAATGTATTCAGATAGAACAGATGCTCACCTCGCCGTCGGTACGCATACCTTTCGGCCAGGACTGCAGCAAGTATGATACGGACTTTGACGCTCTGCGTCCAATCCTCATTACAGACTACACCTGCGAGTTTTCCGACACGGACGAAAAACTTAACAAGGTCAAGTTTACATGGCGCTTCGCCGACAATACTCCGTCGGTCGATATGCCGACCACTCCCGGCATCTTCAACCAGAATTTCAACCCGACTTTCTCGTAATCAATGGCTCGCTCGATACACATATCCACCGCTCGCACGATGCTCAACTCCGGCGACCCTGTCGATATTCGCGTGTCGGCGTTTAGCGCATGTCGGCTGAAAGCCGGTGCGCGATGCCGTAGGCAAAACGACCGACCGCAAATCCGACGGCTCTAACACTATTCAATATGTCAAAATCAATTCATCTTTCTACCGCTCGCCACATATTGAATAGTGGTGATCCAGTTGACATCCATGTTTGGAAGTCAACTGGGGAAATTCTCGAACTCCGAAACTGTATCTCCTTGCGATACAATTTTTACGGAGGCTGGCGCAACGTTAAGTTGCTTGCCTCCGGCGAGTGCCGTAAGATTCGCGACTGCTGCATCTTCAAAGTCAATGACCTTGAAGTATTCCTTTGATTTCTCGCAAATTATTCGTAAATTTGCGCCAAATTAATAATTGCAGCATTTATGAAAAAGACCTATCTTCTACTGCTTCTCTTAGTTTTACCTTTGGCTTTCACTTCATGCAAGTCAAAGGAGGATAAGGCTGCGGAATTGGTAAAAAACGAACTGTCGAAGACATTATATGATTTTGAGAGTTATGAGCCTATTGAAACCAAAGTTTCAGAGGCTTATGAAACAGCATATAATGATACTACATGTTTTAGGCAAGCTTTAGCAATTTGCTATGTTATGGAAAAAACTTCAAAAGCATTTGACGAAGCAAAAGATGCCAAAGAGCGTGCGGAAATTTGGGGTCCTCCTACTTATTACTCATCCTTATACTCAGATAATCAGTATCGCAAATATAGCAAAGAAGCTAAAGAAAAAGCCGATGAAGCTCTTAAGGGTTATGAATTGTTCAAGACTATGGGATCTGCTCTAACAGATTCAATACAAAATCTTGATAACAAGAAAGTGATTGGATGGGAAATTAAGCATCGTTTTCGTTGTAAAACGAAAGGTGGACAAAACACCATTGCCGATTATCGCTATATCGTTGATCCGGACTTTAAGGTAGTTTACTTCTGCGAAGATATAGATGATGATGACTATAAACATGCCCGGGAAATTATTGACTCTGCATTAAAGGGAGAATTAACTAATTTAGATAACGACTAATAAATAAAAACAATGAAACATCTTAAAATTGTCCGCTCTATTGCTTTTATTATAATAGCAATAGTTGCATTCATATTTTCATCGAAAATCGATGACATGAACGACGGTGGCTACGTTTCTTCATCAGTATACGGTGGAGATGCTTACACTGGTATTCAAAATGCTTCCGCAGAAACTGGTTGTAATGTATACAAGGGTAATCAGATAATACAAAAAGGTTTCAAATATACTTTTATCCTTATTGGTCTCGGCTTCTTAGTCGTAGGCTTGACACCAACTCTTCAACCTAAGAATGGCGAGGAAAATAATATAAAAGAAAATACGACAATAGAAGCATAACCGCGTCTTTTCGCATCCGTCATAAGGTCCATAACTTCGCTGAAAATATCAGCAAGTTATGGACTTTTCTTTTACCGAACTCAATTTCAACTCCGTTGAAAACCTACCGGGCTTCGAGGCCCGCGCAGCGTTCACCGTCAACTCGTCCTCCGTGTTCCGCGAGGACGTTGACATCGTGCCGACCATCGTAGATGATACGCTCTCTTATATCCCGTGGGGCGGCGACAATCAGATGCCGTTCGACTTGCTTGCGCTCGTTGAGAAAGACGAAACACTGGCAACCTGCCAATGTTTCAACGCCGAGGTCTGCTACGGATCCGGCTTGCAATACTGCGTCGCCGAAGCCTCCGCTTCGGTCAAGAGCGCAGTCGAGGACTTCATTCTTGACAACGACCTCGCCGCTTACTTTCTCGGCATCTGTCAGGACTTCAAGCACTTCGGCTTCGCCGTGTCAGTGCTTATTCTCAACGAGGACGGCACAAAGATTGTGCGCCTGTTAAGAAAGGAAGCCTGTTATTGTCGCTTCGCGCCCGCCGACAAGTCCGGGCGAATACCCTCTATCCTTTACGCCAACTGGCGCAAAAGTATATCCGCCCGCTCCGACATCGAGGTTATCGACCTTCTCGACCCCGCTTCTCCTTGGCAAGATCTGCAAAGCAAACTTGCCAAAAAGTCGAAGTGCAGAAAGTTCGCCATCGTCAGCCGTATTCCTACGGTTGACTCTACCTATTATCCCATCCCTTATTATGCTGCGCTTTTCAAAGGGAAATGGTATAACATAAAGCAACTTATCGGCATCGCCAAAGAGGCGAAGCTGAAAAATTCAGCGCCGATAAAGTACCACATCGAGGTCGGTTCGAAATATTGGGAATCAATATTCCGTGCCGAGGGCATCACCGACCGTCGCAAGCAACAGGCGCGTATCGTCGCCGAGAAACAGCAGATTCTCGACTTCCTCACCGGCGCCGAAAACAGCGGCAAAGCCTGGTTCTCGACTTTCTACGTTACCCCCGACGGCAAGGAACAGCACGATGTTGTCATCAACAAGATTGATGACTCAAAGGAGGGCGGCGACTGGGAGACCGACATTCAGGAGGCTATCAACATGATATGCTTTACTATGCGGGTGCATAGTAACCTTGTCGGCTCCGTCCCCGGAAAAGCACAAACCAACAACTCCGGCTCTGACAAACGCGAGCTTTACACCATCGCCCAAGCCTTGCAGAAGCCGTATCACGACCTGCTCTTTACCGTTCATCGCATAATAATCCGATTCAACGGCTGGCAGGGCGTGAAAGTGGATGTGCCGTTCATGCAACTTACAACCTTAGATGAACACAAAGACGCCAAACAAGTAACTCCCAATAAAGATGAAACTGATAACGACTGATGCGCAGCTTCGCGCACATATCCCCAATATCATCGCCTCGGTCAAGGGCGAAACGCCCTTTATCGAAAGGGTCGCGCACTTTCTCGACCTCGCCGAAGACTGGGTCAGAACGACTTTCACTTCTGAAAGTACGTTCAACACTATCTGCGGTTACACCGACAGCAACGAAATCAAGATCATCTGCTCGCGGCTCGTTTTTGCCGACGCTCTGCGCCGGGCAATTCCCTCGCTCGACATCGTGCTTACGCCCAATGGCTTCGGCGTTGTCAGCACTCAGAATCTCGCTCCGGCATCCAAGCCGCGAGTGGACCGGCTCGTCGGCTCGATGCTCGCTCACCGCGACGACTGCATCGCCGCGCTGCTCCCCGAACTTGTCGGAGCAAGCAAGTGGCTCACATCGCCACAGGCCGACTTCTTTGGCTCAACACTTTTCCCTGACCTCGGCATCGTGGATGCTGTCGGCGGAGCCACTGGCTCCAAGTGGGAAAAGTATCTCGAACTCCGCCCGCAGGTCATAGATCTTGAAGCATCGTTGGCCGAAGAATGGCTCTCGCCGGGACTTATGTCAGCGCTCCGATCGGAGAACCTGCGCGGAGATCTGACTGAAAAGCGGAGTGTTATTGTCCGACAAGTCAAAGCCCAGATTCTCGGCTACCTCAAATCGGGGTCGTTCAGTTCCCGTAGACTCGCGGATATTGTGAATCGTATTCGTGAAAACAAGGACGATTTTCCGGAGTGGCATCGGTCGGAAACCGCGAAGCTGTTTGCGCCCCCTGTATTCCGCAATGAAAAGAAAGCGAAAGGATATTGGTTTTAGCACCCCGGTGCAGTTCGGCAGTCTGTGAAGCGTAGTCGCATGGGCCGTCTGTCGGTCATATCTGATTGGAGTTACGGCACGAGGCACTGATTTTCCACTTGCAAAGGTAGGACTGACCGCTCAACGCAAAACAAGCCGCCGGATTTCCACGCAAATTTTTATAAATCTCCACCTTGCAGGTAGTATTTAACGCCACCGGCTTAAAATTTTGCTTGAAATTTTTGCTTCGCTCGCTTTCTCAGTTCTCCCAATCATTGCAATGTAAAATCTAAAGTGCTTCGGCACATAACTCTAAATCAATCAGATATGATACTTCCCGACAAACGACCCGTCCAGAGCGACTTCGCAAACCTCACAGACTACTCGCTCGAATGCCCCAAGGGCGCAAGAAAGTTCTTCGCTTTCATTCATTTCACAGATGAATCCACGTGTCTCTGGTCAAACATCTTCACGTTCAACCGCTCCTGCGCACTGATGCTCACAATGGAAAAATTCGGGGACTGCCTCGAATACGTTTCGAGCATCAATATCCACGAGCAGGACTATTGAACGCCCCTCGCTTCCTCTCCGCAAAGCTCCGAGAAATCGGGGCTTTTCTTCTGTCTTTTGCCCGGTATGCGCATTACCGTACTTTCGCAGTACAATAATGCTCATACCTATGCAGACAATAACCATTGACTTTCATGTGCCGCAAGGCTGGCACGAACTCGGCGACAAACAGCTTCGCTATGTCTACGAGTTAATCGCGGCTGAACATTCAACCGACGAAATTAAGACCCTTTGCTTGTTCCGATGGAGCGACACAAAGGTTATAGGCCGTCAGGATTCCGGCTCGTACCTTCTGAAAAAAGGAAAAGTCCTTTTTGAAGTTACACCGCTGACGCTCGCCGAACTCCTTCCGGCGCTCGACTGGCTCTCCAATCTGCCGACCGTGCCGGTCCGCCTCTCGAAGATTAACCGACAGGCCGCGCTTCCGGCTGACTTCTCCGAAGTGCCGTTTGAAACGTTCATCATCTGCGATAACCTCTATCAAGGTTATCTCTCGACGCAGAACGATGAACTGCTCGACCAACTCGGAGCCACGCTCTATGGCAAGGCTATTGCCTTCAAGCCCCACGAGCGCATCAGCATCTTCTACTGGTTCGCCGCGCTCAAAGACTCTTTCGCGCAGAAATTCTCCGACTTCTTCCAACCCATAGCCGAGGCCGCCTCCGGCGGCAACCTGCTCGGCTCGTCCGCGACCTCGGTAGAGGACGCTATGAACGCCCAAATCCGCGCCCTCACCAAAGGCGATGTCACGAAAGAGGCCGAGGTCCTCGCGCTCGATACTCACCGCGCCCTCACTGAACTTAACGCCCAGGCACGGGAGTATAAGGAACTCAACGCCAAACTCCAATCAAAATGAAACACTACGGACAATGGGATGCGGCTGCTTTCTTTGAAAGACTCGCCGCCACGAATATTCTTGCTCAAAAAGAGCACTTCATCTTCTGCCGTGTCAGCGGCTTGGAGGGCTTCGAGGAAGCCCTGGCGCAGATGCAGACGGCATCCGCTTTCGTGTGCGTCAACGACATCGCCGACGGCTACACGGAACTCAATAACACGCCGAGGACACGGCGAGTCAAAACTGTTTTCCTCGCCATGCGCCACGCTGCCGAAGATATGGAAGCTCGCTCCGAGTGCATGGAAACCATGCGCGAACTGTTCCGGCAGTTCGCCTCGCAGCTTATTCTGGAGAAAACGAGGCTCGAAGAAAATTGCATTTACATCGACCCCCGTATCACGTTCAACGAGATTGACCGTTACTTTTTCTCCGGCTGCGCCTGCGCTTATTTTCAAATCTCAGTCGATTGCTACACCGATTTAAGATACAATGCCGATGAGTGGAAATGATAACGAACAGCTTGAAGCCAGACGCAAGTATGTGACTGCCTTCAATGCAACGATGGTTAAGATATGGCGCGAGCAAATCGCGCTCCTCGGCGCGGTCGACACGGGGGCGCTCTACCGCTCGACGGTCGGCATCTCGATGACTGCCGACGGCAAGTTCATCGACATTAATCTCGAACAGGCGTTCAACACCTACGGTTTGTTTGTCGATTACGGCACAGGCCGCAATACTCCGCGAGGGAATCCCGGCGACATCGGAAAAAGCAATGGCCGCAAGCGCAAGCGCTGGTTCTCTCGCAAATACTTCGCCTCGGTGATGAACATTCAGGAATTCTATGCTGACTCGCTCGGCCAGGAGTTCTGCCGGGCAGTCTCCAACGCGCTCAATCCCGACATCATGCGCCGCGCAGTCACTCTCTAAGTGTACTTCTCGTGTCTTTTCGGACGCAAATTCATAGCCATAACTTTGCCGTATAAAACAGCATCGTTATGGCTATTGATACAAAATCACTCACCGACATTATCACCGAGTTTCGCGCCCTGCAGTCCAAGGACGCAGTTTCTCCCGAATCTCTCGGCTACATCTTACAGCGCATAGTGGATTTGCTCGCCACTGCCGGAACGTCAGAGACCGTCAGCAACATCACAAAGTTGCTCGACGGATTTAAGGCCGCAGGTCAGGCCATCACCGCACTTTCGCAGGGTCAGGCCGACCGCAATCACATCTATGCCAACAAATCGACGGTAAACCTCGCCACCGGCGCCGTTTCCGCGTCCTCCGAACTTTTCATCCAACAGGCCACGACCGAAAGGGCCGGTGCCATGCGGGCGCAGCAGGTCATAGACCTTAACAGCGCCAAGAAATCAATCTCCGAACTGGAGAAATTGCTTTCCGCAGTTCAATCGGAGATTGCAGCCCTCAAAGGCTCGGCAGGTGACGGCACTGTTTCAGGCGGTCTGACGCCCATATCGGTTCAGACCGAGGGCGACCGTCTGTTTGTCATCGGAGCACGAAAGCTCCTTCAGGACGGCTACGTTCCATACCTGTTCCGTCTCACTCAGAAACGAAATCGCTTCGCCGCGAAAGAGTCCTCGCTTCTCGGCACAAAGAAATATTGTCGCCGACGCAAGGGCTGGAACCTGTACGGTTCCTGCTATACAGTCAAGGTTGAAGGCAACAAATTCTTGTTCAATACCTCAGCCAAATCTACGTTTACTATGCCTTCCGACAATTATTCAGACAGCCCCCAAACGCTGGTCGTTGAGCACGTCAAACAAGACGGCACTCCGACTGTCGCATGGGGGCGAAGTTGCGTTTCGCTCGTCTGCCACAACGATAAAACCAAGCGTAGAATGATAAGGCTGCGCTTCGCCATTGGCTTCGGCAAGCTGTTAACTCCGGGCAAAGGCCGTATAACGACGGCTAACCTCGTCAGCACACTGGCCGAGTTTGCCCTTATCTATGACCCTGCTTCCAAAACATGGGTTTTCGGAAAGTAATACCCCTATAAAACAGATCGCCCACCCCGAGGGGTGGGAGGCTATCTGGTAAACGGCCATGATCGCACCGAGGGCTATCTAACAAGCCACGCACAGGGATCGCACCGATGGCTATCCGGCATACGACAGAGGTATCACAGGTTCAATAGCTTGGTTTCACATCGTTGAGAGGTATCCGGTTCTGTTAGTATGGTTTCACTTGTCAATACACAAAGTTAGCACTTTTTCTTCACATATACAATAGTTTAACAATATAAAATTGCAGCAAAGTATGAACTTTAAGAACCACAAATCAGCTATACAGCTTTGCTCGGCAATTTTTCTCATTACGGTGGGCTGCGGCCTGCTGATTGCCGGGTTCATTCTGCCCCCGTCGGGCGAAATCCACAACTCCGTCCTCGTTGCCTTCGGCGAAATTCTGACTTTCGCCGGAGCATTGTTCGGCATCGACTATCACTATAAATACAAAGACCATGAGAAAGATTAACCAAATCATCGTCCATTGCTCTGCTACGCCGGAGGGCAAGGACTTCACCGTCCAACAGATTGACGCCTGGCATCGTCAGCGTGGCTTCCGCTGCATCGGCTATCATTATGTGATTTATCGTGACGGTTCAGTTCATCGTGGCCGTCCTGAAGACCGGGTCGGCGCACACTGCACCGGTCACAACGCACACTCCATTGGAGTCTGCTACATCGGCGGCTGCGCATCTGACGGCAAGACGCCTAAAGATACACGAACAGACGCTCAACGAGTTGCACTCGTTGAGCTGCTTCGTCAGTTGAAAGCAAAATACACGGTAGCCGCTATTCACGGCCACCGCGATTTTGCAAACAAAGCCTGTCCGTCTTTCGACGCCACTAAAGAATACGCCGCCTTATGATACGCTTCCGCACTTCCATATTTCTCTTTGTTCTCGCCGCAACCACCTTGATGGGTGGTTGCCGCTCCCACAAAGAAACCGTCAGTAACAAGTCGCTTGACCGCGACAGCGTCGCCCGGTCTGAACATCACCGCACAATCGCGGTGATTGACTCGGCCATCCGTAATATTGATTTTAGCTTCGATACCCTGAAAATCAATATCGAGCGCCCCGTTGAATACGCCGAGGCGCCGGAGGTTATTCGCCTGACGGCAACCCGTGGGCGCGTCATCGGTCGGCGGAGTGTTCATAGAGACAGTGTCGAAGCCTTCAATCGGCTTGATACGGTGGCCTATCATCAATCAGCCGCCGAGGCTTCGACGGAACACACCGCCACAACGCGCCTTTATAATCCGCCTGACGGCACAATGGTTCTGGTAATCGCGCTTGTCATCGCAGGTGTCCTGTTCTACGTTTGGTATCGCAAACATTGATTGTCATTCACTCAGAGAGTAAGAGTTTTTTCATAATTGGCAAGGCGAGTTGCCCGAGAGGGTAGCTCGTTTTGTTTGTCGCGTTCATCTTTTCTGACCCACCCGGCTGGTGGCGTCCGTCAGCCATACAAACCTCCCTCCGTTCTCCGCTTGCTGCCTACATCCTTCCAAGCCCGAGCATCGTTGGTCGAGGCTCTGCTTCGCTCCACTTCGACTAACGACCGCTGCGGCCTTCGGGCCGATAGATTGCGCCCTCCGGCTTGCCCTCCGCTTTATCCCGACACCGCTCCTACGTCACGGTGTCGGGCGCTATGGTCTGCGCCTATGGTTACAAACTATCTCGGTAAACCGCCCGAAACCTCCGCTTGCAATTTCCGGCTCGTCGTGGCCGCTGCGCTGCTCTCGTTCCTATGGTCGGCGCAAGCCGTCGCTTTCCTCGTTCCTCCCACCCACAGGGGACTGATGAACGCACGGTGATTAGCATACGGCACTCGCTTCATTATTCGCCGTGAGCAGTGATGTCGGCGGCATCATTATCGGCCCCACCCGGAACGTGGCCTATGCTATGGCTGTTCTTTCTCCGCAAGCTACGAAAGCGCTAAAGCGATAAGACCGCTCAATCCGTCAGTCGCTTGCACCCTCACCATCGCCAAGCCCGAACATCGTTGGTCGCGGGTCGTGACTCCCTGCGACTAACGACCGCTGCGGTTTGCGGGGCGATAGACTGTGCGCTGCGCTTACAGACTATCTTTGACGGCTACGTTTCCGCTTTATCCCGACACCGCTCCTACGTCACGGTGTCGGGCGCTCTCACTCCGCTGTCAACCCGCAACCTCCGCTTGTATTTCCGGCTCGTAAACGGCAGTGCGCCGCGCTCCCTTCTCCTTTCACCCCTGAGCCACACTGACGGCCACGTTCTCCCACCCACAGAGGCTATGCCGCCAACCTCCC